GGCTGGGAGTTGTTACTGAAGAAAGCCTAACAACAACAACAACAAGAACAACCTTTAACGATCTTTTGAAATCCATTGATTCATTAGACCACTGGGGGTCAAATCCAGGGACATGGGACCCAAATCAGTAGACATTCATTAGACATTCATTGGATTAGACTGTTGGTTTCTAATGTTATCAATAACTTACGAGGTCAACGGATATAACATCTGTTGACCCTGATGTTCAGACATTAGACATTAGTGATTCTTGTCTGGCTAGGGTGTATTTCTTTTGATTACAAATCGGGACCTAAGTATCCACCTCGGTAACACTCTGGTCAAACCTCAGTAACACTCTGGTCAAACCTCGGTATTACCTCGGTAACACTATGGTTACACCTCGGTAGTCTTTTGTTCTGCGACAGTATCCAATGCAGCATCTACCTTCAGTCCGTCCTTAGTTGTGTCAGATGTGACCTTGTAGTCGTGCCTGTCGTCCACCCAGGTGAACTCATGTCCAACCTGGTTAGGTGCCAGGGTTATTCCGAAGCTAGTCTTAAGCATGTGTCATATGTCCTCATATGCTGTGTTCGATGTGATAGTGCCTTGGTGGACACATGTGATCTGGGAGGAGGGATCATATGTATCCACCACGACGTCGGGGGAGAAACAAGGTCACACATTGCGTGTACCTACGTAAGGGGTCCCTAATTGAGTACCATCGAAAGACACACAAAAGAATAAGCTATTGTAATAGTGTACATATATACCTATCTTTAGTGTGTCGGTGGCTAAACCGATGGAGACCTGAGCAGTTGACCTCGCTACGTGCAAGCGTCACACTCAGGTCTTTCTGTATGTTAAGTGTAAGTCTGTAAGTTATAGAACGTAACAAGAACACTCATAAGGTACACTTAATAACTGATACACCCTGAGTCAAGCTTTACGCTGCCTCTACGTCAACAATCTCACAGACACCACCAGTGCAAGCCAGGGTCTGACTGCCCTTAGTTGTGTCGCCTGACTCGTAGTCTGCCAAGAGATCCCAATCGATGTGCTTAGGCATCTTAGCCAGGGCAGCTTCAAATGTCTTCTTGTCGACACTCTGGTACGGCGCTTGTTTATATGTGTGTTCATACTTCGGTAGGAATGCTGCGCCAGACATCTCGTCGAAGTGATCGTAGACCCATCCACCAACTCCAGGCCACTCCTCATCAGCAACATCAACAGTGATCGATGGTTTGTGGTTACAGTAATAGCGCTGGTACATCAGCCACAACTCTAGCTGATCGATGGCATTGACGTCGCTCTTGGTGACTGACCCTTTAGGAGCTTGAACAGGAAAACTAAAGACAGTTGTAGTGTCAGGAGCCGTGATGTCAGGCTCACATGGAATGCCCTGGTCGATCATAAACTTAGTGATAGGATCTTTGTTGTCTGCTCGGACAGTCCGTATGTAATACTCACTGTGTCGAGCGTGGATACCATCTGATGTATTTGTCAGCTGACTTGAGGTCCCTTCTGGTTTTATACAAGTGACAGCTGCCGACTGATTAATCCTAAGACGTCCAGCCCAAACCTTATTGGTTGTCTCAGCTAACATGCGTAGCTGTGTGAGTACCTGAGGTAAGTTTTCCTTAGTGCGACCACTAAGTATCTTGTTGTCTCGAATGCCCGTCATGCTTACGCCGAGCAGAGCTTCTTCCTCAGTGTTGTTGCGCCAGCAATCACGTAGGTAAGGGAAGTGTGTCTTGGTCGCCTGGATGGTTCCCAGGATCGTTGCTAGACGTATCTTCTCGGCTAGTGTTCCTACATCATCATTCGCTCTCACGACAACAGTTGTCAGGTTGCAGAACTGACCGCCTGTGCCTACTTCGCCATAAGTTTCCCACTGATCGTTGGTGGCGTCCCACACTCGTTTAATGCGCTGCCCTCGCAACACAATCTCGGAACATGGGTTAGTACCAAACTCCCACATGTGGTCTCGCTTGTTCTCTCTTTCACACTTCCACTGTGCAGCCTTGCGATTAAAAATACCGCGCTCACCTGATCCACTTGCAGCAAGTGCAGCCCACTCACCCATGAACTCCAGGGCAGTTGGTTTGCCTTCGTATGCCACTGAGTTGTTTGACAGCTTGTAATGTGGGTTACTAATCCACCACTCGCCTGACTTAGCGTCTCTCATTTCTGTGTCGTCCAGGTCACTGAGGCTGATCATAGCTGACCGTCGTACACCACCGCTGACAACGACGTCACCAATCTTACACATCAAACTGTGCACTTCGACGGGCTTAAGTTTACGACCAGCTGCGCCTCGGAATATATCTACTGTGTGCTCGAAGAGGGCAACCAATGGACCAGGGCCACTAGCGCGACCACCGAAGGTCGCCAGGAGCGCACCGTAGGGTCTAACCTTAGACACATCCCAGGAGCATATGCTGCCCTGGTAAAGCTCCTCGATCAGCTGACGATATGCATCAGCCCAACCTTCCTTGCTATCTTCCACTGCAATTTGAATGTCCTTCTCAAGTAAGAAGTCAGGAATCACTGGCAAGGCATCGACGTACTTCTTCTCGACGGAGAAGCCCACGCCCGTTCCACACATCAAGATGTACAGGACCTCGTCGAATACTCTTGTATGATCGACGGGCGTGTAACTACAGTTGTAACCAGCGGTATTATCTCTATCGAGGGCTGGTCCAGCTGTCTGCAAGCAGCGCATCGATGGCATTACTTTCTGCTCGAGGATTGCACTGCGTAGCTTATTTTGCATTTCATAGATCTCATTGAACGACAAATCCGTTGAGTGTAACGCTGGAGCAATCACATTGCCGACATATCTATCAACTGTCTCCGTCCAGGTCTCTCTCCTGTTTAACTCAGGTAACCAACGTGCGTAACGGCTGGCGTGGATAAAGCTCTGGTAGTCTGTTGGTAGGTCGATAGTGTTCTTACTCGTTGTCGTCATTTGGTTCTTTCCCTTCAAGTTGGTTAATACGCATCTCGCAGTAGCGGATAGCTTTCTTTAGATCTGTGATTTCTGATTGAGTTATGTCTTGCCCGTCGTACATCTTGGACCCAGCGCGGCTCACGTATTTGACGACGTTGCCACGCCAGAACTCGAAGTTGTTTCGCATGATGTACACAATGGGCTCGATTGCCCACCTGGTGTAATGGCTGGGGCTTTTTACCTGGTCTTTCTTACGGCTACGCATTGTGGACATAGCTGTTCCAGGTTGGTGTCTTAGGCTTACGCTTCTTTGATGCTTCGAAGTACTTGCCCTTCTTGTGGTGACCTTGACCACCCTTCTTGCCGATTGCCTTGGCTCTCTCGATGTCATGCCAGGTAGCTTTACCTACTGTTTTCATGTGAATGTCGTTCTCTGCCATCGTCAGGGTCACGTAGTAATCCCACCACTCAAGGATGTGATCTTCACTCATGTACTTGCCTTTAAGCGGCATACATTTAGGCCACTTTGTTGTTGTTGTTGTTGTCATTGTTTGCTCTCCCTCTTGGTCCTTGTGGTGGTGTCCACAGTTTGATTTGTTGGTTTTCGTCGTCCCAATCTTCGTATCGAAGTATTCTGGCTAGACGTGCTTGTGCTAACGCATGGTTCGCACTCAGTGATTTCTTAGAGTACTCGTTTACGACGGCGCTCCAGGTTGGGTTCTTCGCTAAGATGCGATCAGCTGTCTTCTCACCAATGCCAGGGCAACCCCCGTAGCCATCTGTGATGTCACCCATCAGCGCTTGCTTCAGAAACCACTTGTCTGCTTGCTGTTGGCTGATAGTTGAGAACTCGCCCGTCATGGGGCGATAGAGCGACCCAGGGACCGACTTTAGATCCTTATCGTCGCTGACCATGATCACATCGAAACCAGGAGCCGTACCACAGATACCTAAGACGTCGTCTGCCTCTAGCAGTGGCTCAGTGTGAGACTTGTAGCGCTCCTTGGCCCACTTAACTAATTCTTTATAGCCTACAGGCTTTCTGATCTTCCTACGTCCACCCTTATATGTGGGATCGATGTCGTGACGGAAGTTGTCCTGGTCACTGAATGCGACGACAACGTTAAAGCAATCTAGTGCCTCACATATGTCGACAATAGTCGTCACAAAGATGCGTTTAGCTTCCTTGAGATCTGACATCAGAGACCAGACGTCATTGCCCCAATCGATTTCCTCTTCAGCGGCGGCGGCTGCTCGATATAAATACAGGTCGCCATCAATTAACAGGACCGTCTCCTTCTGGTCGCTGAAAGGGACTAATAAGCTATCTAAGAACATGGTTTAACTCCTTTTTTACACCCATGCCGTACTCGCTGATTGACCAACGATTGCCATAGGTTTCTTCGTCTATCTTTGTGGTTATCCATCCCTCAGAGGCGCACAGGCCAACGTAGAAGGCACCTTCCCTGGCGAACTTACTGGACACCGTAAAAGGCTTTCTCCAGGCTCTATCCAGCGTCGTGTACGTCAGTATGAAGTCTTCCATTGTGTGACTTTGCTCAATGCGTGTCAGCCCAAGTTCTTCCCACGGAATATTCTGCCTCGATGGGGATTTTAACTTTGAGAGTTTCTCCTGTTTCTCGCGCCATTCTTGTAGCGATATTACCGACATGCTCTGCCACCTCTTCTGTTTTGCAAGCGACCTGGATCTCGTCATGTATCCACCCGACGATGTACGCCTGTTCGGGTCCTAGCTGTTTGTTGATTTCCTGGTCACACAGGGCGACCCACTGTTTACAGATGATTGCACCAGCTGATTGAAGTAGCTGTGAGAGCAGCTTGTGCTCTGACCTAATCATCAAGTGTCGACCATCAAGACCTTTAAGGTAGCCACGTTTCTCGAAGGCTGACCTTAGTCCGTTCTGTAGTTGTGCAAAGGCTGGGATGTTCTTGTTAAACTTAGCCTTAAGCTCTTTGCCACGTTTGGCACCACCGCCAGCAATCTTGCCGATTAGCTGGTCACCTCCACCGTACATTGTTGCATAGATAAAGGTCTTCGCTTGATCTCTCGTAGCAAGCCCAGCTGCTTTCTGGTTGTACGTATGAATATCACCTTGGAGGATCTGGTCAGCATAAATGCCGTCGTCTTTAAGGTAGTGCGCTAGGCATCGAAGCTCTAGACCAGACAAGTCAGATCCTACTAATGACCAACCGTCTGGAACCGTAAAAAGCTCACGGCATTCTTTGCC